AACCTCTTCGAGCATCTTATCCAACTCATCTTGAGAGTAACCAAATGCCCTCATATTTTGCCCTGCCGCTTCTGCTTCACGCATTGCCTCAGCCAGTTTTTCATCAATCCAAGTGGCGTAATGATTATTTGATTCGTGCAAAATTTGGAACGCAGTGTCTTCGTCACAATCTTCAACCACAACTGGAAGATGGTTTTTCTTCCCCGAATCTGAAATGAAAGTATAACCCTCTTCAATCAATTCAAGTGCAGCCCGTGTTCTATGCTCACCGGCAAGAACGACTCCTGTTTTTTTCCAAATCAAAATTGGTTCATAGAACCCTTTTGTGGTGATTGAATCTTTGAGATCATCCATCCGTTCTCTGGTGATCATTCTTAGTTCTCTATTTTTTGGATGGAATTTTAGACTTGTGATGGGTGCATAATTTTTCACTGCACAAACTTTAATTTGCTGTTCCACGTAGAACCCTTTCAAACTAATTATTTCAATGCAGTAATTTTTTCTTTTACTGCTATTCCTTCGTTATCACCAAATGCAACAAACTGATTTTTTTTAACTGCGATTCGAATTACCAACTCGCTTCTCTGCTCATCAAACTCAATTTTGCCAACTCCCTCTGGATAAAACTCAATATTTTGTTTATAAAAAACATCTTTCTGAGTTTTAGGATCATTAGCTCTAAATCCAATTGTAAGACAACGCTTCAACTCCGACTCATGGAGCTTATATTTTTCAAGGTCACACACTACAATTGTTTTTTTCATAAGTTTACAATCACTTTACAACCAGTTTCTACGTAGAAACTGGAACGATTAATACACTGAAATTACTTATCTTTATCTTTTTTACCATGAGTGTCACGATCTAGTCCGTGAGAATCCATGTAGTCATCCGCTGGTCTGGCACTCTTCTGAAGATTATCTGACTCTTCTGGTTTTTGATCTGTAAGATCCTGATCTTGATCTCCAGCTTTTTCTATTTTTTCGCTCATGTGTGCTCCCTTGTTCTTCCTAAAAAACCCATTTTAGAAATGGCATTATTAACTGCCATATTTACTTGGCGTTTTACTGTATCGGGTGACTTGTCGAATATTTCCAACCAAGTCACTTCACTAATCTTAGTTTCATCATCCTCAACTGTTAACTTGATTCGATGCACCGGCTTCGGTTCTTGGGCTTCCATTTTTAGTCTCCGTTGGTTGTTCTGGCTTGTGAGTTTTTACCTTCCCAATATTAATTCTAAAATTTACAGTCTTACCAAAAAAGTCAGGATAGTTTTTATCTTCAAATTTCTTAGTAAAGCTGACCCCTGCGGTGTATGGCTTTTTGCCTATAAGAGTCTCTTCAAATGCCACCGCACCCAAACCAACCCTAACTGGGATTTCATTCTCGCTGAGTGGAATTGGATGGTCTTTTATCGTGGCGACATAATCAACCCAAACGATATCATCTTTGACGATCTTTTCATCTTCAGACTTAAGCCTGATCCCACGCTTATCATCATGGATACTTTCAAAATCTTCTTTGGTACAAACACCCTTCACAATCAGAAGCTCCAACATGATATCAAGTCTAGTATCTAAATCCTTACAGAACATCAGAACAGACTTTTGGAATCCATGCAGTGCGGTGATCTTTCTATTTACTTCTGAAAGAACCAAAGATTTTGCTGATTCACCCATCTCAAGTGCTGCAATTCTCTTATTGAAATTCATAGTATCTGAGAACCCACTACCACCAGAAGATGCTTTTCTTCCGTCAGCACCGACTATCTGACCAACCTCATTCAATTCATGAGTGGCTTGCTTTTGTCTAAGATCTACTTCAACTTCTCTTAATGGTTTATCATTTTTTCCAAACATTATAACGCCTCCAATTCTTCTTTGAACGATTCAATTTCTATATCAGCTTTTAATATTTGGCTGATCTCTTTAAACTCTTTTGACTTACAAAATTCACCAATCAATTTTGCCAAATCTTCAAGCGTTGGCTGATTCAATTCTTCACGACCAGAATAGTGCAAAAATACTGCTTCGACAAACTGTGGATACGAATATCTATCGTCTGACCATTGCTTCCAATTATCATTTCCAACATGCTCCTGCAACCAAGCTACCAATGAATCCTGAATCTCAGATGGTAACTCATAGAACGCATCCAAGAATCTAACCAATCTGTAATTCCCATCCCTTAAGGTCTTGAAAATAACAGAGAAAGTACTTCTAGCCGATGGAGAGTCCACTATAACCCCCACTTGATGATGGCACCTTGGCTCCATTTAAAATATCGTTGAATCTTTCTAAATTATTTTCTAACGATTGAATTTGCTGCTCTTGTTTTGCAAGTGTGTCAAGCATCATAATAACAATAGGCTTTATGTCACCGTCTGATTCAAACACCTTCTTTGCTGCACTCGATATATCTTGAACGCTCATTTCAATGTCTCCCTGTCGTAATAAAAAAGTGAATTCCAACCTGTCGGAATAAACTTTTCAGCTTTTCTCTCTGCTTTGACAAGCCAATATTTTCTAAGTGGTTCAAGTTTTTTTGACTTAGACCACCACCTCAATCCAATCTTCACAAATACTCTATGAGTCCTTGGATCAATATTGATTGCCACCTTACCAAATCCTCTAGTAGTGCTAACTACTGCACTCCAAATAACAAATGAAATCTCACTCGCCATCTGATCAGACGAAGTTACATTTAAAGATGCTTCAAGAGCTTCTCGGTCTTGATCTATAGTAAACCCTATTCGAAATAGCATCAAAAAAATCAGTCAGATCAAATAGCTTTTTTCTACCCTCTATAAAGCTCAGTGATTCTAATTCATTTTTCTTAATTGAATTACTACTTTTAAATCTATCAGCCCAGTAATTCCAATCAAACACTATCAGCCTATTTAATCTGTTTGGGCTTGGCTGTCTAATATTCAAAAATACAAATGGTCTACCATCAGATTTCTTCACATCATCTAATGCCTGTATCTGCTCTTCTCGAAGATGTCTGCCACCAAACGCCTCATACTTTTTCAACATCTTACTTTCAACCGCAACACCATAGCCATGGACCACCGCCATGATATCGAACGGCTTAATAGGATTGAACCTTGCACCAGTCACCATCGCCTGTGGGAAGTCTGGAATCTTATATGCCCAGTGACCATGAGCAATGAAACTATTCTTAACTTCCGTGTTAAAATTCTTTTCCTTCATTGGAGTTTTGATATCCCATCTTTTTTTACAATCTTTTTGACATCATCAAACATAGCTTTGAATTCAGCATCATGATCGACCACGAATACTCTTTTCTTTTTACCAATCTCTTTTAATAGATTCATGAAAGCTAGTCGCCCTTGTCTATCCATGTAATTTGTTTGCTCATCAAATAAAACCACGTTGAAACTAGATCCATAATAATCGCTCATTATTTCTGATAGAGCCATATCTACTGCGAGTGAAATCTTTCTCTTCTCTCCGCCAGAATAAGCTGCATACCGCACCACTTCTCCTGCGGTTATCACCGAGACATCGAACTTTTCTCTAAACTCTCCAGATTTTAATTTTGTCTGAGTATCGAATCGAATTGATACTTGGCCATTGGTGAGTATTCCAACATAATAATTAGCCTTCTCTGTCAGTGAGCTACAAACCAAATCAAAAATAAAAGATTTTATTCCAGCATCACCGAAGGCATTGATCCAAAATTCATAATAGACCAGATCTGATTTTACATCCTCAATCTCTTTAGAAAGCTCTTCCAACTTTATAACTATCTTTTTCTGCTTTTCTTTTTCTTCTTGGATCTTCCCATAGAATGGATTCTTTGCACTCTTTTGCTCTTCAATAGCATCAGTCAGATCTTTGATTCTATTTTCTATAGATCTCTTTTTTTCGTGCAACGCTTTTTGATCACCAATCATTGTATTTACTTTTATCTTTTTATCTAAAATAGATTGATAATTTTCTGCTAGAGATTTTGCTTTAAGCTTAATCTTAGAAGAAGTAGCAACACCCAATTCAACTTTAGCACCAAGATCTGACACCTCATCATCGAAAGACAACTCACTGACCAAACTAAAACAAGTTGGGCATTTGCCTTTAGATCTTAGATCATTCATGCGATCAATTTCTCTTTTCCAATTTCTAATATCAGTATCTAATACTGCACCCTTTTTAATTAAACTCTCTTTCTGAGTGTCAATACTATCAAGGGTGGTTATTAATTTAGATTGAATAGCCTCAAGTCCACTTATGTCTTTTATTTCTAAGCCCTTTAATTCAGTCTTACTTTCTTTAAGTGTTTGAGAATATCTGGAGATAGTAGATTTGATATCATCATTCCAATTAGCTATATCTTCTGCGTATTGTTCTTCTGGATCGTATTGATGAGACTTTAAAACATTTATTTTATTTTCATGATCTGAAATACTATTTTCTTTTTCAGAGTATTCTTTCTTAGCCAACTTCAGTGGCAATTCAAAATCTAACCGCATCACTTTGGACAGGATTTCTTTTTGTCTCTTATTTGATTCATTGATAAAATTAAAAGTTTCTTCCTGAGCAAACATTACTGTGCATCTAAATAATTCGAAATCGATGCCGAACTCTTTCTCGACCCACTCTTGAGTCATCTTTAAAGTCCCAAGCTGAACCTCTGCACCATTTTTTAATGCTATCAGCTTGTTTGGTTTCCTACTCCTAGCTATAGAGTATTGGCTCCCTTTATATTCGAGTTGAATCTCAGCAATACAAGTCCCAGTTGTTCTCCGATTTACAACCTCATCGCCCGTTAATCCACGAACCGTTTGACCAAATAAAGCCCATGAGACACCATCCCAAACGCCAGACTTACCAGAACCATTAGAATCTCCCTCATCGTGATTCTCCCCTTCGATCAAAGTTAATCCGTTGCCCTTAAAAACTAACTGAGCATTTTGATAACTCATAAAATTATGTAATGTGAGCCTGTTAAAAAACACTGTTTACGAACCCCTTCAATCTAGTTCTCATATTTGCAGAATACGAAACTCTTAGTTGTTTATCTTTTTTAATTGCATCGTAGAGTGCGAAATAATCCTTTTCATCGTCAATAGATTCGAAACGATTCAAATATATATCTCTGAATTTAGCTGCGGTTGTTGAAACTGCTTTCACTCTAATAATCCCTGCCGGTGAAAATAGCATGAATGAATTCCTATCATAATCAAACTTATGAAATGGACGGACATTTGAATGTGTCACCCATTGATTATTCCACCAATTTTTAATCACCTCCAGCACCCCTTGGTCCCTTCCCATCTTTGAATCTTTTAACCGCCGCAGATCTCAACGAATCATCAAAGGCTTCTCCGTGCTTATGTCGAACTTCATCTATTTCTGCACCACGAACAAATCTACGATCGAAATCTTTTCTCATAGCCTTGATCTCTGAGTCACTTCCGGCCCAACCAAACTTTTTGATATATGGTGCTCTGTAAATTCTTTGCAACTTCTGAGCACACAACCCACACTCAAACCAAACATCCATGATCTCAGTCATAGTACATTCTTGTTTGATCTCGATATCAAATGCCTTGCAATCTTCTGTCACACATTTAAAACTATAACGGGGCATTTACTATTTCCTTCCCCAACTTTAATAACTTTTTTCTATTAAGGTCCGTGTTCACGAAGTCCACGTACTTTCCCATTAACGACTCAGTATTATAAATTTCTTTTGAATCAATATTCAATCTACTAACAGACTTATCCTGCACTTCTCGCTCTATTTTTATTGAACGACACTTTATTGATTTCTCTAAACTATGACGATCCATCTTTGAAACTTGTTCTGCGTCACCAATAACTCTAGCTCTAACAAAATCATTTGGACCAATACCTTTTGGCTTAGTTACTTTTGCTTTTCCATTTTCCCAGAAAACTTTTATCTCATGATGCTTTGGTGTCCCTTGAATTGGAACGAATTCATATTTATTCTTTTCAGTATCTAGTATGAGCACACCCTTATCATGTCCCATCTCTCCAAAACTTTGTTGTAATGGTGACCCGATATAATTTATATGCCCAAGCTTGCTTCGATAATGATAGTGGCCACTGAAAACAGCTTTGAATCCTGAGAGCCAGTTCTGTGGTATGCCATCATCGTCAATATTACTATCGTTTCTACTAGCACCACAAATTCCCCAATGAACAAATGCCGTGTAGCCCTTCCAGCTTCTTCCATTAAGTGCTTCAGATACTTTTGATTGTTCCATATATGGAAAGAAAGCCAGTTTTTCACCCACTGGTATATAAGGCTCATCAATAACTCTCCAGTTATCGAATTCTTCAAATATTTTCATTGGATGTATTTTACCGGCCTTATCTTCTTGGTCATGATTACCAACAAGAATATATTGAATAAGTCCAGCCTCAGCCCACTCTTTATATTTCAGGTAAAGGTTGTGAATAAGGCGAGTGCGAATAATGCCACGGGTATTGAAAGTATCACCGCCATTAAGAATACGGACAATATTACGTTCGATAGCAATTCGCTTAATTTGGTCCAGAACATAGAGACAATCATCTTCTCTTTCCTCTCTTAAGTGTAGATCGGAATACAGTAGCATATCCATTAGAAGTCCACCCTTAGTGCAGCTTCCATATCATCGATAAGATGAGGCTCTTGGCAATGCTCAATAAAAGCAAACAATAAATATTCTAATATTGTCACCCTGCGAGCAAATGCTGGAGTGACCTCTGTGGCCTCAAGTGCAGTTTCTATTTGAAAATAACCATCACGAATCATTGAATGAAACGATTCAGGGAAATTTTCAATAGCCTCATTATTCCTCTTCTTTAAGTAACTTCGAGCTTGCATTGAAATAATCTTTCGGTGCATATTCTGGTTTCCGGTCAACTACAAATCCTTTCCAATCAACTTCCATTTCACATTTCTGGAATGGTGGTCCAAGGTGATTTTTAGCAGCCTCAATCTGAACTTTAATTCCACAGAATGGGGCTGGAGATTTTTTACCCGGTGGTCTTACTCTACCAAGCTTTGCAAATTCCAAACAAAGTGCAGAATAATACACTGGTGATTTTCCACCTCTAGTAGTGGTCTTCTTCCCAAATGTAACACCTGTTTTATCGTAAATTTGATTGATCATCACGAAGGCAATTTTCTTATCCTTGATCATTGCCTGTGCTTTTCGAAGTACCCCAGTGATTGCCTTTGCTGCATCCATGGAGAAATCTGCTCTCTTTTCATTGAGTTCATTTTCACACGGGGTAGCACCTAACGAATCCCAAACAATACAAACTTTCTTTTTAGTCTTAGACTTCTCAATTAACTTGGCCACATCAGCAACCAGATCACCGACCTGTTCGATGGTTCGTGGTCTATATTTTATTAAAGATCCAGCACCACCATCAACCTTTACTCCCTGAAAACTAGCTCTCTTGTTATCGTATTTTAATTCAGACAAAAATAAGAATCCATAGCCACCATCTCTTTGAGTGTTAGCTAAGATGTCATTACACATTGTTGTTTTGCCACAATCGGGTGGACCATAAACCATAGTGATTAGACCGCATGGAATTCCGGGTGCTCCAATCATATCAGCGATTGCGTCTGGACAAGTGATCCAATCATTTACTTCAATAAGTTCATCTTCTTTTGAACCAGCAATAGAAAATTGAACATCTAATTTTTTAGCTTCATGAATCAAGAGTTCATATTCAACGTCCTCAACAACGGTGTCTTCGAGCATGATACCTAAATCTTCTGGCTGTAATTTTTCGGTGCTTTTTTTGCGAATGAATTTCTTTTTAGCTTTGGCCATAAATTTCTTTCACCTCATCAATCTTTGGCGAAATAGAACTTTCAACAAATTCCACAACACGTTGATATGCCTCTTCTGGAGTCTCACCATCTTTTATATCTGATGAGAATGAAGAGTGAAGATCAACACTCTGATAATTTCCAATATTGATCTTCATTCCAAAAGTATAATTTACACGATCCGGTGTCATTCAACACCTAACCGGCGAAGCTCTGCGTCTAGGTCATCATCATCGGTTTCAACTCCGAGATCTATTCCAGAACCATCTTCAAAATCCTCTTCTGGATCTGACTCTACAGGCTTACGAGTGAATTTAGCTTTGGTTGCAGTTTTGGTTGTAGTTTTTGGTGCTACCTTAGAAGTATATTTTTTAACCTCTTTCACGCTATCAGTGATTCCTAAAAACTCTTCCATCGCCTCTCTGTGATTCTCAGAATATATCTCATCAAGATTATTCAAAGTATCTGTGAGTTCAACTAATTTAGCTGGAACTTTTGTATTTTTTAGATCTGGTTTCAAATCATAACTTGTTCCAAATTGAGCCGGTTTGCTTGGATCTACTGACTTGACCAATTTGAAATTTCTTCCATTGTTCATATCAGTAATATCTTCTCCACCTTCAAGAACTTCATTCGCCCAATACACAACTTCTTGATGAACTGTGACTGGTGCAGGATACACTTTTACTTCTTTGGTTTGGTAATCCAATATATTGTAAAGGTATCGATCTGTGGCTCTAAAATTTCTAGCCTGATCTTTAGTTGAATCATCTTGAATCAATTCTTCATAAGCGTCACACATCGGGCAAGTCTCTTCAAAGTCCCTTAAGCATCTTGCAGGAATTTTATAGACTGTCCCAGTTTTAGCAGTAACCGGAACATTGAAATGCACCTTAACTTCTTTATAGAAAAGTTCCTCACCCGGTTTTGCCCAATGAGGAAGAATTCTGATAATACTTGAACCCTTCTGCGGAGAGAACCACTTAATCTTAGTGAAGCCGCCAGCCTCTCTTGCCTCTTGTTTTGTTTTTAGATTTTTTGCTTCTGCTTTTAATTTAGCAAGTAATTTACTCATTTGTCACTTCCTCCACTTTGGTTAAGAATCCGTTTAATTTTTCTGAAAATTGCTCCAACTCCTGAGCCAACTCAACAACCTCTTCTCCAACTGCATCAGGGTTATTTTCGATGGTTTGTGTTAGGAATGGAATATTTTCTGAGAGCCATTCAATCCGAGCTGTGATGCCGGTGCAAAGACTCTTAACTACGCTTTCACTATCACTATCTGTATCAAACTCTTCTACTGTTTCTTCGAGATCCTCTGTGAGTTCTTTTTCAAGCTCATCCACATTGGCCTCAACTTCAGATACGGCTGACTTTTTAACAGTGTCCAACATATCTTTTAGTTTTTGTCTAAGAGAGTGATAGCTTAATTTTCCTGTTATCACTGACTTTCTGAGCTTAGAATAGTCTGGCTTTGTAATTTTATCTTCGGCTGTGATTAATGTGTAACAAGATTCATATGCTGGTAATTTATAATCTGGATCTTTTGTTAGCTTTGCTTCAATCTCTGTACCCCAAGCTTCCATTATATAAACCATCTTCACTATGGTTCCATAGCTGAATGACGGATACTCAGTTGCACAAAATTCTTTAAATGTTTTTTCTTCAAACGATAACTCTTTATAATTTTCTTTAATTTCACCAAGAGTCTTTGCGAAGTAATACCAAGACGTTTGCATCTGGCCATAAAATTTTCTAGCATTTTCTCTTAATGAATCACCATCTCCAGTGATTAGTGCGGTTGTTCCAGTTTCAACGATTTCTGTTTGCATTTCCCTCTCCTATTTGTGTTCTTTCCTGCGGTTTGCAGATTTGGTTTGAACAAGATCAGCTTTCTTCTCAAACGCAAAAGCCAAAACTTTTAAAATTCTTTTTTGCTCTTGGAGTTCGATCATCTTAAGCCTAAAAGCTTTATACTTTACTTGAGATTTTATGTAAGCGTTCATTTGTGATTCGGTCAATTTCTTTTCTTGAGCCGTTGCACATTCTCTATCTTTTCTAGCCTTAGTTTCTGCTTCCCAAGTTTCAATCCCCAATTTAATACGCTGGTACTTGGTTTCAGACTTCTCTGCTAAGATGGCATAATAACCATAAACTGATGCAGCCCGATCGACCTCTGTATCAAGATCTTCTGTGATGGCAAGTGACTTCTTTACA